TTAACTTACCAAAGCAAGCGTTTGTCGTCCTTATCTCTATACTCGTGACCTTCGTACGAAAATTGATATTTCTCGTTCGAGTTTGGTTTTATAAATACATATAGCGGTCCTTTCTCAATATAGTCGTTAAAATGTCCATCTGTTTTTTCAGTAGCAGTACACCACTCCGTTCCTTTGCCCAGCTCGCAGCTCATTCCATATAGGTTTGTGGCTCCTTGTGGTATTTTATAAACATTAAATCCATCCACGGTACCTATTAAGTATTGTTTATACTTGTCTCCCTTAGATATTCCTTTTTCCTTAGATGGATCGTTCGCTATCATACTTGCAATCTCTTCTGCCTTTGCTGCTAATGTGGAGACATCTTCTTTTGTTTTGTATTGATTTAAGTCTTGCTTTTCGAACTTTTTTCTATGCCTATCGAATATAGAGATGTATTGTTCAAAGCTGTCTATGTTGCTAGGTTCTATAACACCATCAGCTACTTTCTTAGCTAGCCATGTAGCATAAGCTGTTTTACCACCTACGGCATTTACAATTTGATCAAATACCTTTTCTGAAAGCTTTCCACTATCTACAAACTGTGCTTTAAGTTGTTCAATAGATACTTCCGATATTAATCTCTCCATCAAACTATACTTACTATCGATGCGGTTGATTGCTTGTAATAGTTTATCGGAGTATGGGTTATCCGTATTTACTACTTTTGCAACTTTCTGTGGAGAGTGTTGTTGTTTAGTAGATTCTTTTAATACTCTAGAGTTTCGTGTTAATTTATTCTCAATAAGATACCTTCTCAAATCGAAATTATCCATACAATACTTTATTAATAAATATATCTACATTTACCCAATACTCTCCACTATAGCAAGCTTTTACTGATCAATCTGGTTCGTTTTCAAAAAAGTTAGTTGTCTCCGGCTCGTCCTTCTCTTCCACTACATCAAAGTCCCCTCCTCCTAAGATTCTGCTCCATTCGTCTGAGTGTGCGTCTTTGTATTTCTTTAGGTCTTTTTCGTCATCTGCGATGAATCCGTGAGGGGTCATAATGATCTTACCACGTGTTGTAATACCGTTGATATGGTTCTTATCGATTTGGATATTGGTACGTTTGGCGAATTCAACTTGCTGTCCACCTTTAATAGCCTTGATTTTAGACGTTCCAGCGTTTGTAATGTTACCAAAAGTCATTACGAATGTAGCATCGTACCACATTGCAAAGCCTCCTTTATTCATTAACTTAGGCTGTCCCATTGGAGATTCAGGTTTCTGTGTCCATACTTTGTTGATACAAACTAGAGTGTTTGTGTATGGTGAAGATTCCTTTCGTGACATTACAATCTTTTGGTTTACTCCGTTACCAAATTGAGTTGACATTGCTCCTGCATTCCACTCATTATTGTTCTTATTCGATTTGATAGATAGTTCACATGGAACTGATCCAATAGAATCCCACAAGAATAAAAGATCGTATGGTAGGTTTCCTTTCTTCTGCTCATCAATCATATCTAATACGAAACCTGCTACATCTTCGATTGATTGTAGAGTTTCACGATCGACGTAGATAAAGAATCCTTTGTAGTCTAATACTTCTCCAGTATCCTCATCAACAATTGATTCTACTTCTAATCCCATTTGCATAGCATGCTCCCAGCTCCATTTCATCTCTGTAATCATGAATACTGGAAGGATTCCTGCTTTTTGTGCAGATACTGCAGCTTCTAATAGTGCTGTAGTTTTACCTGTGTCTGAGTGACCTCGTAGCAATACAATATGCCCTTGAGGAATACCTGGAATGGAAGTTGTCTCTTGAAATGCTTCAGATAGTGGGATCCATCTCTGTGGCTTAAACTTTACGTTAGAGCTCAAGAGCTTCTTCTCCTTAAATTTCTCTAAGGAGAAGGCGCCCTTTAGTTCAGCCGATACTGCTGCAGTTAGTGATTTCTTAGCCATTAATCTTCGTCATCAAACAAACTATCAAACTTCGATTCTGCACTCACCTTAGGTTTAGCCTCTAGGGAGTAAACTGGCTTGTCGCTCTTTTTAGATGCTTTCGGCTCTACGGGTGGATTCTTGTCCCATGGTAGATCACTGTCATCTTCGGTAGTAGATTTCTCATCATCGATGATTGCATCTTCCTTAGATTCAGGAGTCAACCAGTTTTGTAAAGCTTCTTTCATCTCATCGAAAGTGTAGCGTTTGAATGCGTCAGTTGGATTTGGCTGTTCTTCTAACCACTTCTTAACTACTTCAGCATCTTCATGCAATGGTGTTTGCTTCGTCTTAACACGGATCGAAGTCTTGTTGTAAGGATTGCCTTTAGTAATCTCAACTGTGAAGTCTCGACCTTCAGCAATGTCTGTGTAATCGCCGATGTCATCATCGTCTGCCATCGCTAGCAACTCTGTATAAACTTCTTTACCGAACTGCCACAAGCGAACTCCCTTTGCTTCTTCTCCACGTACTACTACTGGAACGAATACTCGCATTTTGGGATTTAGTTTGCCTGCTAATGACCAGTTCTCTTTATCGGAAGTTTGACGAAGTTGTTTTGAAAACTCAACGATTGGATCCTTCTCTCCGAAGTTTGTAGGAGAAATCATTACAGGTTTGTCAATTCCATAGTGGATGAACAATTCCTTAAATGGGTTCTTCTTGTCAAACTTGGAAGGAACAATACGTACGTTGTGTTTACCTACCTCAGGTTTCCAATAGATGTCAGCAAATTCCTTACGACTGCCACCACCTTGTTTGCTCTGCAAGCTGTTAAGCTTGTTCTTAATAGCGTTTAAATCCATAACAATTAAAATTTTATTTTAAGATAACTACTTTTTGTCATTTTTGCAACTTAGAGCTCAATAATTTTGAAAATCTTTGTCTTGAGCTGCTTTAGTTCGTTTTGCTGGGTTAGTAGAATTGTGTTTCTGTAGTGGTTCCATTCCACTTTGTACGATGTGTCTACGATCCCATTATTTAATTTCTTGATTAACTCGTTGAGAGCATTGATCGTATACAATGTATTTGATTCCTTCTTACGATGTACCAATATAGTATTTCCTGGTAGATCGTTGATGTTGCCATTGTCGACATTATAAGTACATACATATTCTCCGTTGTTGCTTTGCAAAACAAAGATTTTGTTATACATAATTGTGTACTTAGACGTTAATGTAGTAAGAAGATCGTCGACGTACTCTTTCTTAGTAAAAGTACAAAACAATTTATTATTCAAGTCCTTAAAATTTAGATTACCGAAGTTATTCTCGGTATAAATATCATAATCTACGTAAGGAGTCGTAATTTCCACCATAACTCAATTTAACTTTTAATCTGTGCTGCTCAAATATGTCTACTATTTGTTGTATTACTTGCTTTTCTTGCTTGCTAACGTCGAACAAAAAAGCATCGTATGTGTACAAAACTAGCTTAGTTTTCTGCGTCAATAGCGGCAATATCTCTTTTAATATACGAATGTTATTGCTTGTTTCCAAATTTTGGATGTAATAATTAAATAATTTTTGTTTATTTATATTTTCTATGTTGTAAGCATCGAATTTGTAATCGGAAAGTAGACACTTTACGTATCCATCCTCACGGTAATCGTCCCATAAATCGTTTATCAACCTATCTACTTCTTTAAAGTATGTTAGGTGGGTGTACTCTTTTGATATTCCTCCATACAGTTGTCTGAACATTAGTTCTTTTGCTTCCTGGATAGGAACATCCAATACCTCAGCAAAGTGCTCATATACTCCTTGATTTCCTAAGTCGTAGTCGATAATATTGGCAATCAGCGTTGGATGGTATCCATTTATGTCAATTTCCAGTAGAAAATCGTTTTGTGGTACTATAAATTTTCTAGTTCCGTCTTCTTTATTTAGTCCTGCAAAGTTAATTCCGTTGAATGCATTAGAAGGTCTAGTTGTCGTCGTATATAAGTTGTAGTGGGTGTAGATCCTACCATCTCCAATTGAGTATTGTGGGTTAGCCATATCTAAACAATCCT